CTTACATAAGGTTTTGAACCTTAACTCTTCTGTAGTAACGGTTAGAACCAGCAGTGATTCTTCCAAGACCTTGAGTTGTACCTTCAGCGAATGGGTTGGAAACCATACCATATCTGGTCTTGAATCCAATTTTTGGCTGGAAGGTGTCTTGTCCAACTGCACGAACCATCTGTAGTGGAACGTATGGGCAGTAGAATAATCCTGCGTCATAAGGTGAAGAACCTTTGTAACCCATAACGTAGTACTGATCAGCAGATAGGTTAGCAGCGAATGGATCGATGTATACCTTGAATCTTCCGTTCAATGTACCTGCGAATGTGTTACCTGTGTCGTCAACCTGTAGGTTAGCAGATAAAGCAGGAGTGTAGTCTAGTTGACCTGCAGCAGCAAGTGCAGAAGCAACGTCAGCAGAACATAGGATAATGTTACCCTTTCCTCTACGAGTTTCCTGTGCGATTGCGTTTGCATCTCTTTCAAGTTGGAACATCATTCCCTTGAATTTCTCAACCATCCATCTTCCGTTAGAGTCAACGTCTAAGTCGAAGATACCACCTGTTGCAGTGTTGGTTTGTGCACCGGGTCTTGCAACCTTGTAGATTGTTCTGATGATTTCTCTGTTGATCTCAGCAAGTATCTCTGTTGAGAGAATGTTTGCTAATTCTGCTTCTGCATCTAGACCGTGGATTGCCTTCAAGTCTTGAGCAAGTTCTAAACTGTACTCTGCCTTTAGTGCTCTGGATCTTGCTGCCACAGTAACCTTCTCGATGCTGAATGACATCTCTCTGAAGTCATTACCTGCTGCATCTCCTAGAGATTCAAGTGACTGAGCGTCGAAACCTTGTCCAACTGAGTAAGCGTTAGCAGAACCACCATTTAGAATGGATGGGTTTGTACCACCTTGTGCAGTTGTACCGAAACCAACGTCTGTTCCACCGTCAGTTGTGTTTAGTGCATAGTCACCTTGTGTTAGTGATGCATTATCATCTTGAGCAGAGAACGCTGAATCTGGTTCGTTGAAGAATGCTTCTGTTCCGTTCTGATTGTCGAAACGTGTTCTCATTGCGAAGATCAAACCTGTAGGTCCGTTCATTGGTTGAACGCCTGCTAGGTCGTATGCCACCAAGTTAGGCATTGCTCTTCTAATCAATGAGATTAGAACTGGGTCGAAACCTGCAACTGGACCGGCATCGGCAGCGTCGCCACCAAATGCAGGAGCTGATGCTGTTCCTCCACCGTTTCCTAGTGATGTTGTAGGAGGTGCTTCTGTTAGGAATGCACGTTCCTCTCTTAAAAATCTTTCTTGGTTTTCTAGAAGTTGTGCGGTAACCGCTTTCCTATGATTATCGGATATTTTATCAATACCTTCTGCCTCTAGGAGAGGTTGCCACTTCTTCTGTAATTGAGAAGAATTAAACATTGTTGTTGTGTTTTAGTTAATTTACTGGTACTTAGTTAGTGCCTGAATGTATGACTCCATAGCAGGGGAATGTTCCTCTACTGGTGCCTCTTCAGAGATAACTTCTTGTGAACTTGCCTCTGGTTTCTTAGGAGCGAAATATGTCTCTCTAAGAGTAGACAATTTTTCACGATATTGTACTTCACTTTCAAACTCAACGCCTTCTGCTAAACTTGCTATCTTCTCTTTTTGAGATAATGCAAGACCTTCACAGACTTCATCTAGGATGTTGTCGGAAACAGATGTTGCTAAACGCTTCGTTAGTGAAACATTGCTTTCAATCTGTTCATTGAGTTTAGTCTCCATATCATCTAATTTTTCGACCATTGCCTCAAGTACATCATATTTCTCATCAGGGATGTTTACATAATGCTCTTCAAAAAGGTTCTTGAGACCTGTCATGAAGGACTCAGAGAGTTCTCCTCTGATTCCTGATTCTAACTGTAATGAGTTCTCAGTGAACCATTCATTACATACGTACTCTAGGTACGAATCTATTCTCTCAGTAAGTTCTTTCTTGATAGATTCAACTTCTTCGATAAGGTTCTTATCGTACTGAGTTTCCATCGCCTCTTTTGCTTCGGCGATTCTTGATTTTACAACTGCCTCGAAAACGGTAGTTGCTTTATCTTTGAACTCTTCAGAGAGTTCTTCACCTTCAAGAAGTGCTTGAACGTCTTGTGAAAGATCGATCTCTTCTTCTTGGATAACATCTTCTACCTTTTCCTCAGTCTCAACCTCTTCGTTGGCACCATTGCCATATCCACTTGACTTCATGCCAACTGGACCGAGAGGACCATCTTGTTGAACTGTACCTGCAGTTCCTTTTGTTTGTGGATCGCCCTGTTGAGCGAACTTAGCAGATGGAGTCTTCAACTTGTTAGAGTTGTCTGTAGACTTGGAGTTTTGAGGAGTAGGACCACCGAGATCCTCAACTGCACCTGCGTCTGGGACGTAGTTTGGTGCCTTTGGCATTGGATCGGCAGACTTAGCACCTTTCGTTACCTGATTTTCCATCTCATGTAGTGTTGTTTCTTCAGCCATTATGGTTCCGAATGTACTTAGAATGTGTTAATATTATTATTTATAAGTTAGATAAGAAGTCCGCGAAGAGACGCAACTTGTTTGCCTCTAGGATTTCTTGATCTACCAAGTTATTTATAGACTTCTTAACCTCGTTGCATTTCATTTCACGCAAAACGTTTCCTTCCCATACCCATTCCTTGCCTTCCATGATGCCATCTACGAAAGCATCGGGGGCAGAAGGGTCTGCTACTATGTCAGCAGCAGTGGCAAGCATGAAGTCTTCACCGACGTGGTTTACACCATCAACGTTCTTGATAGAACCCATACCACGACTGGAAACTCCGAGTTTCACTCCTTCAGAGAGAAGAGATTCCGCGATTTTTCCCATGGGTGTTGATAAGATCTGTGCCTTACCAATAAAATTATTTCCCTCTTGTTGAAGAGAAACAATCTTATGTGATACGCGATCTAAGTTTATAGATGGACCATCTGGATGACCCAACTCTCCTAGAGCACGACCCTTATCAGTGAATGATTCGTTATATCGATTCACTTCATTGACCATTGTCTCTAGTGGGTAGAATCGTTTATTACGATTCACCACCTCTGCTTGCAGAAATGGACCTGTAATGTATAAACTCTTCTTACCGTTCTTTTCTTCAGTTAGAATTTCAACTGATTCGATTTCTTCTGCTATAAGTTTCATCCTAGTTGTACCTCATTGATGTATAACTCACACCCACTTGCAGAAGAGGGTTTCAATATAGGGATAACTGATTTTGCTAGAGTTGCAGTTCCTGTAAAGTCCGCTAATGCTCCTGTGTTGGCAGTGACTGTAATTGTAGTTTTATAATCATTCTTTAGAGTACCACCAGTAACAGCAGTAACAGGTACATGCTTGATAGTAGTGTTGTATCCACCAACTGAAGATCCAGTTAGCGTGACAAAATCACCCTCTACAATTTTCGTATCTCTACTGCTAACTTGCAGAACTGATGGATTACCTTTTGTGATCGCTACGATAGTTGCGGAAGCAGGGTGTGTATATCTTAGTATCTTATCATCCTGTTTATTCACATGAATTGAAGATACACCAACTGCTGATGTAGTTGTATTACATACCCCAACCAATCCACCGCCTTTTGCAGCAGTAGCAGAACCATGTAATAGTCCTGTCTTCACAATAAATGAATCACCAGTAACTGCTGTAGCGTTTGCACTACTCAAGATACCGAGGTCTGTCACCTGTTTTAATGGTTGAGTCATTCTTCTTCTTGTGTTTCTTGTGAAATTTCGGTTTCAGTTTCAGTTTCAAGTTCAGATTCAGTCTCTGGTACTTCCTCTTGTTCTGGTGTACCAAATAGAGAATTAGCAACTGAGGGTTTGAACTCGTCAATTTTGTCTGCTGCTTTTACGATCAAAAGATCTTTAACAGCGTCTTGCATCTCAGATGGTGTTGCACCATTGATCATCATATCAACTAATTCTGCTGATTCCATATTGAATTTTTATATAGTATATCTATTTATACTTATATTTTAGCTTTCTTTATGTCTATGCCGGGTGACTCCGTGCTTTTACCATCTGT